GAATAGGCCGGATGATCGGTTGCCGCTTTACGCGAACCGTCAGGCTGTCGAACGTATATTTTCAGCGGAAGGGTTGAAATAGACTCGCTTAACAGTCTTACACATGCCCACACAGCCGATAGCTGGATGGCTTTATCGGCCGTTACCACCTTTCCGCTGCTGCTGGTACCAAACCATTCCTCCCAGAATGTGCCGGTAGTCAGGCTGATAGGCACACCAAGCCAGTTAAGCAGAGCACTTTTAACCCTGCCTGGCCGTTTGTTTTTTTTCATCAGAAACCTACCATGATGGGATTATTGAAGAATCCGGAGAGATCCTGCTGGTCGTTGCCACCGTTAACCAGAACGCGGCTCATTGCTGTGAACAAGGCCGCAGGGCCATCAATTTTGGCCTCTGGTGTGGACTTATTCGGGAAAATGTTCTCGTTACGGTCAGGTTTGACGGTTACGTTGGACATCATCCAGTTCATCACCGGGTGATCGCTGTGATGGAAGCGGCCACCGTATACCAGCGCTTCGACCTCTTTCATCGCCTCAGAGAAATTGCGAACCGTCTGCGGCACTTCCACCAGCGGCAACCCTTCTTCTGCCAGCGCAAGGCTGAACTGCGTCGCACTCCACGGGTCGAAGCCAATTTCTTTCAGGCTCTCGCCAGCAACCCACAGCTGTAGCTCTTCCTTAATCTGAGCATGGTCGATTACATCACCGTCGGTAAGGATCAGCTTGTCCATCCCGGCCCACTTACGATAGAGCTCTGCCATCTGGCGTGAACATTTCTCAAGGCGTCCTTCCGGTAGCCAGAATTTGAAATCCGCATGAACGTGGCCATCTGGCGCGCGCCAGACTTTAGCGGCCGCACAGATATCAATTTTGTTTGACAGGTCAACGCCCACCCAGGAGGGATAGGTTTTAAGTTCGTGCTGCGGGGCGATAAACTCGCATTTCTCCCATTTCATCATGTCCATCCAGGCTGACTCAGCGGTAACCCAGATATTCATGTGCTTGGTGAAAAAGTTAATTCTGGCCGAAACCTGCTCTTTCGCCTTTTTAGCCAGGCGGCGCAGGTCATCCCAGCGCTTACAGATACCCAGCCCCGGATTCGCCTTCTGCCAGACTTTTTCATCAAAGGGATCGTCACCTTCATCTAAGGTGTAGATGATGGCAAAAAACGTATCGTCTTTTACCAGCCCACGCAGCACCTTGATGGCGTAATCACGCAATTCGTAGCAGATGCCTTCTTTGTTGAAACCGGCGGTGGTGATACCGAAAAGCAGCGATTGCAGACGCGCGCCGGTTGCCGTCTCCAGAACGTCCCAGACGTCACGGGTTTTGTGAGCATGCAGCTCGTCGACGATAGCGCAGTGGATGTTCAGACCATCGAGGTTGTTCGCATCTGATGATAATGGCTCGAACTTGGAGGCCGTTTGCTCCTGGTAGATAGCGAGCTTGTTGAATTCGAAGATCCGCCCAAGCGTGGCTTTCGCCTTTTTGACCATATTCTTCGCGTCTTCAAAAACAATTCGTGCCTGGTCACGGGTGGTTGCAGCGGAATAAACCTCCGCACCGCCCTCGCCGTCGGCGCCAGCCATATAAAGCCCCACGCCGGAGCAAAGCGTTGATTTGGCATTTTTACGGGCTACCTCAACATCTGCTGTACGAAAGCGCCGAACCATTACTGGCCGACCGCTGCCGTCATTACGCAGGACGGTTTCTCCCGTTTCTTCGTTAACCAGCGGGATAACGAAACCAAAAATATTAATCAGGATGAAAACGTGCCAGTCCATCAGCTCAATAGGCTGCCCTGCCAGTGCGCCTTTTACGTGAGGTACAAAATTATAGAAATTCAGAATGTGCTGCGCGCGCGGTTCACTGAAGAAAATACCGCGCTCTTCGCCGTGTGCCAGATCGTCAAGAAAACGCTGACAGGCAAGGCGCACATACTCACAGGCAATAATTTCCCCCGCCACTACCCTCTCGGCGTAGCGGATGCCTTCTGCAACCTTAGCCATTAATCCCTCGCTTTCATAAACTCGGCCAGCGGATCAACCGCTTCAGGACCTTTTGCATTCACTTTCGATCGGCTGGCTGGCGTCATGCCGAACTCACCAAGCATGGCACGCAGACGTTTCCAGGCATCAGCTTTCATGATGGCGGCGGGGTGAGCCTTGATCAGCACATCCCCGCTCTGCGTTTCGGTCCGGTAGGTGTAGCCCTCAACTTCAAGCGTGTCGCAGTGATGCCGGTATTCGGTATAGGCCTCAACCAGCAGCTCAAGGGCTCGGGCATCAAGCTGAGACATCACACCGATAGAATCAAGCTCGTCGGCCATCCGTTTAAACCAGTATTTCCCCTGCTTGTCGAAATGCTTCGGCGTTGGGGGTACCCCTGAAGGGGGTTTTGGTTCGTTCTCATTGATCGGGCGTTTAGATGGGTTACCCCTCACCAAACGTAGATGGGTCGGGGTTTTCGGTGGTCCAGACATAATCGAAAACTCCTATTAATCATCGAGTGGGGGACCCCATAAAAAAGTTTTCTAACCTGCGGCGATGTGAAAAGAGGTTAGGCGGCGGTCCTTTGGCGCGTCGTTCCTGAACTTTCAACCCGCCCTCCCCCTCGCTCGATTCAAATGAGAATGGATGTCATTTGAGTCTTTCGACCGCTGTCTTCGCTCTGTGGCAGGGCTTGCAGAGGCTTTCGAGGTTGGACAGGTCATCGGTACCCCCATTTGCTTTGGCGATGATGTGGTCCACCGTCTCAGCGGGTGTATACCTTCCATTTCGCAGGCATTCCTGACAAAGGTGTTTATCTCTGCCGAGAACGATTGGGCGCAGCCTGTCCCACTTACTGCCATAGCCTCGCTGATGCCTGCTCTGTCCCCGCTGATGCTGCTGCCAGCCTTCGTTAAGGTGCCTGTGACAATAGCCTGAGCGGTCAGTGGTCGTGCCTGGGCAGCCACGCTTGCGGCATGCTCTCGGTATTAACGCAGGCATCAGGCTAACCTCCACGCCCGGCGGCGTTCTGTACGTGGCGCTGAGTCAGGGTGACGCTCAACCGGTTCGCCGTCAGCATGGTCCACCAGCGAATAACACGGATAGATCACTGAGCCACCCCATGCATCACCCACAGCGTAATCGGCGGGCTTGCTGTTATCCCAGCGGGATAGCACGCGCTGCACATGCTTAGGCGGGACGCTATAGCAAACGCCATGAATGAGTCTCGACAGCGTGATGTAATCAGCGCGTGTCTTATCAGCCACGATTAGCCGCTCAGCAATCTGCATTTGATACTGTGGAGGCCGCCCGGTACCGAGATAAAAGCTCAGCATGTCGTCAGGGAAACGAGCCAGCCAGTCAGTTACCTTTTCGGTGAATCCATGTACCGGCAGCGCGTCATCCTCAATTACGACAACCCGGCATGTTTGTTCTGCTGCCCACTCAAGCGCGCGGCGATGATTCCAGTTCGCGCCGTGGTTATCGTCATCAACCAGCAGATGGGCATCCAGCAGCGCAGCAAGACGTTGTGCATGTCCTGTGCGAGAGTGATGGCTGACCACCACAAACTTAATCTCTTCAGTCACCAGCGAATCTCCAATAAAAAAGCCGCACAATAGCGGCTACTGTCTGAATATCAGGGTGTTGCTTCTCTTTAACCCTGGTTAATGTAAGCATTCAGCCCGTCAGTGGTGGGACACTGGCGCACTCTGTCGCGGGGGGATGGCTGATTACCTCCGAAAAGGAAAATACCCATGGGTTCCATGTCAGAACTGGAAAAAGCAGTTGCAGATTTGCAACGTGAATTAAAGATTGAAAAAGCCACCAATAAACTGGTTTTTTCTTTGATTATTGAAGCTGTTAACAAGCTGTCACCAAAACAGAATGTTGGGGACGTTCTGATGGATGTACTGAAGGAGGTTACACCGCCTGAAATTTCATCTGCCCCAGATGCTCACGAAGCGATTAAGAGAGTTGAGAAAATAATTCAGAAGAAGCAACCGCGTTCGTAACTTCCTGAATTAAATCTTCAGCGGCTCGGTGCTGAGCCGCATTCACAATCTGATCGATTACAGTTATCGCGTGAGTTTCAGCGCGCTGCTTGTAACCTTCAAGAGTAAAGTCTGACGAAATATCTTCACGGTAAGGTACAGTCAGCATTGTCTTCTTATCGAGTTGTACTTTGACGTCACCGCCAATAGCATCAACCGTTGTACAGTCCAGTCCCTCCGCTGAAGAGTAACCGTTTATTTTTAAGCTAAACGATTTTTGAGTCGGAAACTCAACCTCATATGAAATCATAAGAACTCCTGTTATTTATGGCGCCACCAGGCATTTTCTTTGCCGATGCCATCAGTTTTAAACACGGTATGCACCAGAGGGCCGGTGACCAACCTGTCAGCGAATGACTTCGCAACAATGCCGAACGCCATCATGTCACCCACCGCGGTGCCAGCCTGTTCTTTCTTCCAGAAACGATAACTCTCGATCCGGTAGTAAAGACGGATGATGCCGTGAGCAAACGCCATTACATCAGCGCGGGTACCACCCAGCAGCCCAGCGTTAAGCATTACATCGTTTCGGTGCGCTTCAATGAACTCCTGATAGATGCGCTCCGGATGATTCTGCTTTGCCCAGGTATCGGCGTAGGTCTTTGGTTCTGAACCGACATACACCTTTCCGGCTTCCATTTCTTCCCACGGCGCGCGGAGCATTTCGACATCGGTACCATCGGTACACCAGACGAACCGGTATTCAGGGTGTTCTCGCAGGTGCTGCCAGATGTGCAGCCAGCGACGGAAGTAGACATTCATCTTCACGTCAGGTACGAGATACAGCTCAACATCGGCCGGGGCCGTCAGTAATTCATCCACCAGCGCTATACGCCCACACTGGCGAAGCGAGGCCACCCATTTGCTCAGCATGTCAGGCGAGGCCGCCATTTTTGTGCCGCGCTGCGGGTCAGGCTGACTGGTGAGCAGCGTTGTGATAACCACGTCGCGCTGCTGGCGGTATTCAACGTAACCAGTAAACCCGGCATCACGCCGTTCGTTGTGGATCTTCACGTTACGTTCCACCAGCGCCTGTCGGTCGGGACGCGGTACCGAACGCTCTACGGCTTCATGCTCATCGAGAGAATGGATCAGTTTTTCTGAACCGACCACATCACCGTAAGCCCACGTCGTCAGGCCAGCATTATGGATGCGCAGGGCGAGGTCGCTGTGTTCGTACATGCCGCGACCGTAAACAGGATCGAAACCGCCAACCTTCTCGATAGCGCTACGGTGGTAATACAGCATCACGCCGCGCTGCCCGGTATAAGCGATGTGCTTATCATCCCGGTACAGGACCGCCATATCCTTCAGCTTATTCGTCCCTGCCAGATCGAGAAACTGGTAAGCCAGGTGCGGTTCGGGTGATTCGATGTATGGAAGGTGCCAGTTATCAGCGATGGGCCAGGCGTCATCGTCCCAAAGGAATAGATGCTCACACCCGGCGTCCATCAGCGCGGTTAAACTGGCGTTCTTCGAAGCAACAATGCCGAGTGATGTTTCATGGCGAAGCAGCTGCACGCAGTCAGGTACTACTGCGACAGGCTTAGAGCCGTCGTCGATAACCACCACCAGCGCCCCGGCGGGCAGATGTTTAATGTGCTGCTCAATGGCGCGGTTTAAAACGTCTGACCGGTTGTGGGTAGTAATGGCAATGCCAATCCGTGACGCTGAAGCGCAGGCAGGCACAAACGGGACACCATCAATAGTGACCTGCATTAGATTTTCCTTTTAGACGTGAGCCTGTCGCACGGCAAAGCCGCCGAAAGTTATCGGTTTGCCCAGGCTCACAGCTGAAAGACTTTCTTTGATGTGCGCGTGCGATGCGCTTAATGTGATTTATGGAGAAAAACGAACCTACTTCAAATTTCCAAATAAGAACTCATTAATATCAATGTATAAAAATCCGCGAGGATGTATTTTAAATCGCCAAACACTAATAATCAGAGGAATCAAAATGCCTGAACTCGTCAATCCAACAGACTCGTTGAATAGTTTTCAACACGCTTTATCCAATAGCCTGATTAGACTCTCACCGTGTGTAGTTCACCCTGAAATGAAGGTACTTATGGACGATGCGGATGGCACGCCAAGGATTACTTACGCTTTCGTTCAGGGAGATATTGTTAAAGGTGTTGCCATATACGTCCCAGCAGATCCATATGAAGGGAAGCCCTGTTTTGGCGTGGGTTATGCCGTAGCCGATAAATTTAAAAGACAGGGAATTGCCACTAAACTTCTCAAAGCCAGCATTGAAGAAATGCAATATGGTTTTAGAAACTCCTGCAACGAATTCTACGTAGAGGCTATCGTTGGCGTTGATAATCAGGCATCTAACAAACTTGCTTCTGAAGTTTTATCTGCTACGCCCAAGCCGGGGAAAGACTCTCACTCAGGTAAGCCTATCAATCAGTACATGAAGCTATTCAGCACCACAAAATAATGCTGTTCGGGCGCATTTCATTGCGCCCATTTAGGTTTGCAGTTCGCCTGCCACGCTTTGTTATGCGCCAAGATGTCTTTCTTCGTCTGGCGGTCCAGTACATCCCAGTCGTGCGCTGTGCCGTAAATGGGTTTAACCCAGTCGCAAGCCGTGTCCACTACCTCAACCCTTACGGGTCCAGTTGTCCCGCAGCTCGCGATCAACATCGTCATCAGGCATGCGGTTAACAGTCTGCTGTACATTGCTGGCCTCTTTCGTTGCTTCTACCCGGCGTTCGGCTACTGACTCAATGGCTGCGGCCTTTTCTTCTGTGCGCTGCCGGTCTGCTTTTTCTTCAGCCTGTTCACGCCCGCGAAAACGGCCCACACCAAACGCACCAAGCACCATCAGGATCGCAACTCCGATTGCCGCCAGTACAGATTTGAGTGTCGTCATAGGCTCACCCGCTCGCGCATCCAGCCATAAACGAATGACTCGTTAGCCGGACGCTGTTCTGCCAGCTCAAGATAACGCTGGCCCTGGCTACAGTTCAGTGCGCGAAGCAATACGATTTCCCCTTCTCCGCCTCGTTTCGCCAGGAAGGACTTCAGCGCGCTGATGCTACGCGGGCCGATCTGGCCGTCGGCGATCAGATCCGGATAGAACTGCTGCTGGTTATTGAAAACGTTCAGCCAGCGCTGGAACCATTTAACCTGCACCGATGGCCCCATGTTCACGCCGGTATCGCAAAGTTCGGCGGCAATGGAAGGGGATACTTCTGCCACCTGATCAAAGCGCGGACCATACCAGTAATCAGACTCAAGGATCGCCAGAGCCTGCTCACGCGTAAGATTTCGCATATCACCGGTATAACCATGCGCTCGGGCGGTTGCCTGAGTAATTCCCCAGTTCGTTGGGCCGCCCTTATCGTTCGGGTGATCAACATAACCACCCTCTTTGCCGAGGATGGTGTTAAAGATATCGTCTTTGGTCATGGCTATTCCGTAATGACGACCTTCGCCAGGTTCCCGCGAGCCAGCCACACCGCCATGCAGATGACGGAGTTAAGCAGCAGATCGCCGAGGTTAACCTGAACGTAGTGGCCGAGCAGAATGTTGAAGGCATTGAATCCGGCGGCAAGGATGACCAGATAGGCCAGTACCGCGACACTCAGGCGATGACGCTTTCCCTCTTTCCGGAAAAACATCAGCCTGACCATGATTAACAGGCAAACTATGGCGTTTGCATCCATCAGAAGAAGCTGCCATGTCATTTATCTTCCTCCCCCAGCCCCGGCATCTTCCCGCTTTTGGATTTGCGGAGAATGCGCAGCAGGACTGCCACGGAAATGGAAGCAGTGACAATTGCACCGACAGCTGGCGATACCTCAATGCTGGCCGGTGGCTTCATCAGGCTTAACGGCGTGTTGATGATTCCGGCCATGATTTTCGCCATGGGTACGGAGAAGAACACGCCACTGATAAACGATATCAGCGCAAAGATAGCCTGCTTCCAGAGTTGATGGGGATCTGAGGTCAGAACGTATAGCGCCGTTCCGGCGAGTGATCCGAGCATCACTGCTGGAGTCGCCTCCGGAAACAGCGTGGCAAAGGTTACACCGACTGATGACGATGTAAGACCAACGCCTACGATAGTGAAGGTCTCAGACATATTTATTCCGTGTGTAGTTGGTTCAGGCCCTAGGGACGATTTAACAAGTAGGCATGTCTATGATGGTTCCCGAGCCTGAAAATAAAAAAGCCAGCGACAGGCTGGCAATGTGAGGGTAAGGCAATGTCGGCTCTCTGGCCGAAGGGTCCCAGGTAGTGGGTTCTGGTGCCGGGCAAAGGAATCGAACCTCTGACGCGCAGCTTACAAGGCTGCCGTTCTGCCACTGAACTAGACCGGCGAATTTGGAGCATCTGGCGGGGATCGAACCCGCATCTTCTGGTTGGAAGCCAGACGTAATTCCCAAACTACGACAGATGCAGAATTGGCGGGACAGGAAGGATTCGAACCTTCGACCATTCGGTTAACAGCCGAACGCACAACCGCTGTGCTTCTGACCCTGAAATAAAAAAACCCGCAACGTGGCGGGCTTTTCGAAGTTAATTATCTACAGACGTTATACTCCATAATCAGAAGCATACAGGACAGTTTTATGCAAAGTCAACACTAACGTGCAAAAAAGTGTCGCCATTTGTTCCGATCACATTAATAAGTTGTTGCCTTCTCAAATTCTACTGCCGCGTGACGCTCCCCCTGGCGCAGCGTGTCCACCAGCATTTCATAAAAGGGTTTCCAGTTGCGTGACCATGAGGACTGATGGAGGTCCGGGAGACGCTTCACAATGGCACGGTGTACCGTCGCCGAGGAGATAGCTGAGAAGCCATTACCAGAGCAACGTTCACACGTTTTGAAAACCGGTGCGCCACGTTCTTTGGTCGCTTTGCGATCCAGCACTTCACCTTTACCGCCGCATCTGCACCGCGCAAGGATTACCTTTTTCCCTCCGCAGGTTTCGCAAACCCTTTTCACCAGCTCATTTTTAATCTTCGGGGCCACCACTTCGGCACCGTCAGCGTCGAAGATGCCAGGGTATTTAATTACATCTTCATGCCCGGAGATAAATCCGGTACCGCAACAGCTGTGACAGGTCACGCTGGTGGCGGCCGAACGGGAGTAATCAGCAAAGGCAAACTGCGCCAGCATCTGCATGCACCATCCAAAATGCCCACCAGCTGCTTTTCGAACATTCTTTGGTGCCGTTTCCATCGCGTAACGAGCCAGCGCCTGAACTGCGAGCTGTTCATCTGTTTTGCTGATGCCGGCCTTGCCGAAGAAAGCAGCCAGGCCGAAGCGCGCTCGGCTGCTGGTGGTACCAATCGCCGCCATAACATCAGTGCCGGTGAGACGATGCGGAGAGGTTCCTTTCACGTCGTCGCTGATGTGCATACCCTGAGGGCTAAAGTGTTTTAGTGATGCTTCAAGTTCCATATCTCAAACCCTCGTTACGTTGCTGGCTTCCCACTCGAGATCAAGCTCGCTTTGCGGCTTACCGACCAGGTAGTTAAATGGTTTTTTCTCGCCTTCCAGGAACTGGTGAGAGCGAGAGTCGAAATTAGCTCCGATGTCTCCGATCCACCCTTCGCCTTCTCGTTGCTTCAACAAACGAATCATTGAGGCGGGGAGATTGATCGCGGCCTGTTCGTCTTTGTCGAGGCTCTCATAACCCATACGATCCGCTTTTCTCTGCGCCAGCTCACGGGGAATGTTGCGCCAGACGGCCATAACGTTGTCGGGCATGTCGGTTAAGGCGCCAGTGCCTTTTACGTCCATCTTTCCGGTTGGAGCGGAGTCGTTTGTTTTTCTGGCGTGGGTAACCAGCAGGACGTGACAGTTATGCTCGTTCTTGAAGTCGCACAGCGTATCGATGAAGTCCTTCTGACCTGTGTAGTCTTCTTCGTCTAAGCCACATTTAGCCAGGTTATCTATGACGAACAGCTCAATGCCATAGCGGCGCCGGGCATAGGCAAAAATCTCAAGAAGCCGGTCTGCTTTGGCCGTTCCGGTAAGTTTGAATACCCAAAGGCGGTCAGAAAACCATTCGTTGGTCATAATGATTTCTTCACGTTTCGGTGAGGAAGTGCAGATGGTTTGCCGCGTGAGTCGGGCAAGCATTTTGCCTGGTTTAAGCTCCAGAGAAGCAATACACGTCCTGACGCCCTGACTCATCGCATCAATCGCGATATGTCCAACGAGCTCTGTTTTTCCATGTCCATTCACCCCATTGACGAGGGTCAGTTCACCGGCACGGAACTTAAAGTTGTTGTTCAGCGAAGCCCATGGGCTTGTAAACAGACCGGTATCCCGATGTTCGAATGCCTCGATAGTTTCCTGAAGCAAGTCCCCTGCTGAGCAAAGCTCATCGGGATCGAAGAATTTGGCGCGCTCCATGTATTCCAGAATGGAGTCGCTGTCCATGCCGTTCATCAGGCAATCGTTGATATCTTTGTGGGGAAGTTCAACCATGCGGCAACGATGTTCCCCAAGACGTCTGGCGATTTCTTTTGCAGCTTCACGGCCTACATCGTCGTTGTCCAGGCACAGCCAAATTTCCTGGAAGCGATCGAGGTTATGGTATTCATATTCAATCCACTGCTGTTTGGCACCCTTACCGCCGCCAAAGGGAACAGACAGGGCATCATAGCCAAGCTGCGTGAAGGTCATGCAGTCAATCTCCCCCTCGCACAGCACTACCAGGCGGGTATTTTTATCCAGCGCCTGCCAGCCAAACAGGCATGGTTCACAATCAGCTTCAGCCATAATTAGCTTTTTGCCGTTTGGCCGTTCGGTACCGATACGTTTTACCTGAAGCAGTTCTCCGTTCCGGATATACGGAAATGCCACGGCAGGCACCTCTCGGTTTTCGTCGTGGTACCAGACCACCGCATCTGTCACTTTAAAACGATCGGCCGTTTCACGGGTAATGCCACGTGAAGCAAGATAGTCGTAGCATTTGCTGGCCGATTTAACGCCCTTCTTCGTCGGGCGAGAGAACGTTTTTTTCTTCGCTTCGAAGTGGTGATCGTCATCTTTCAGGCCAAGAAACTCTTTCGCCTCTCGCATTGCATCGTGCAGTTGGCAATTACGCACCAGCACCCAGAGATCCAGCAGGTCACCACTGTCTCCGCTGGCAAAGTCAGCCCATGATTTTTTACCGCCGATATTGACCTTGAGGCTTTTGCCTGAGTCACCGTTCGTATTGCCAGCACACCACTCCTTCCCCTCCAGATGTCCTTTCGGAAGGAGAAACTTAGCGACGCGTTCAGCGTTATCCCATAGTTTTTCTGATAGTTCAGCTGGGCTCATAACTCACAAACTCCGTAAATCGAATTTAACAAAAAACCATCTCACAAATCCCTCGCACAGAACGCCGTGGTTATATCCGGCCACCAGCACACGCTTGAGGAGTATTTTCATGGGCGATACCCGCCACGGTTCATGCGATCGATCGCTGACTGATTGATAAACACTTCGGCAGAGCCGTCATCAGACTTTGCGTACCACTCGTAGCGGGACTGGTCTTGTCGGGTAGGGACTTTGTTTTCCTGGGTCTCTACCAGCCACGGTTCATCGAAATGTTTATCCGGCCCGAAGAACGTCGCCGCCTGCTTGACGAACGAAGTACCGATCTTTCCCTCAGAGGCCATGAAAGCTGCGTAGCGCTTAACCCCTTCCAGCATCGTCTCTGGTTTTACGCCCTGTTTAATACGTGCGTTCCAGGCTTTGAATGCGCTTAGCTTGTTATTTCCACCGCTACGTTTTGGGTATGCCTGCCAGGCTTCTTCAAATGCAGGAGAATAATCAGTTGAAGATTTCACTTTCGGTGTGTCGGCTTCAGCCGATGCACCAAGATATTTATTCTCTGTATTAATCTTCTGTGTAGTCTCCTGGTAATCTACTGTATGAATGGATGCGGAATTTCCACATGACTGCTCGTTGGTTTTCCCCATACCTGCATGCTGGTTTTCCGCATCACTGTTTGCGGAAATTCCGCATCCTTGTTTGTTGGTTTTCCCCATACCTGCATGCTGGTTTTCGCCGAGTAGAAGTTCTTCCAAGCGCTCCTGGTTTACTCTGAAATATAATTTTGCTGGGATGCCACGTTTTGCTTCTTCCAGTACGCCACAGGAAACCAGCTTTTTACGCGCTCCCTCTTGTTCGTAACGCGTTAATCCAGTCTCTTCTTCGAGATCTGACTGGGTTTTGTAGAACCAATTCCCTTCCATGCGGTTCTGCCAATAGACAATCTGTGACAATAGCAATGCACCTGTAATACCCACGCCAAGGCGAACGAAGGACCGTTGAAAGGCTATTGGACGATCAACGAGCTGTAAGAAATTGCTCACTCCCCAACCCTCCTGAAATAATTTTGAAACTTCCAGACTGGCTGCATGCATTCATGCGGATAATTCTGCCTGGTGAAGTACACCTGCTGTTTATCCCGATTCCAGCCGGTGACATGCACAATCACACCGCGCGGATCGCGATAATCGATATCCAATGGCTTAATTTGGTTTTCGGTAGTGATTGGGTGTGACATGTCACACCTCATTGCCCGGGTGCGGGAAAAGAGTCGGCAAATCAGGACGCAGTTCATGAGGCTTAACAACTCCATTAACTGCGTTTGAGACTGCCACTGCATGGACCGGAGAAACTTTCTTGATCCCCCTGACCCACTTCCAGACGGCCCCTTGCGTGACGCCAACCTTTTTAGCAAGCGAACTTTGACCACCAGCAACGTACACGGCTTTCGCCATTGGGGATTCAAAAACCTCATCAGTCATAACAAAGCCCTTAGTATTAATATTAAAGATATAAAAT